ATTTGTTTCGATTCTAATTCGTTTTTGTCTTTCATAAATGCTAACATCATTAAACATTGATGCATTCCTAATTTTGTGATATTTTCAAATCTTGTAATATCTCCTGCAGCGAGTCCGTAAAGGCTTGAATACCATCCCCACTTTTTTGAAAACCCAGCCCTTGAAGAAGTTGTTTCTCCTCCTTGTTCTCCAAATAGTTCATCATAGTTTTCGATAAGTCGATCCCTAAATGATAAAAAAAAATAATACAACCAAATACAGCATCCATTGGCATATGTAGTAGAAGGTCTTTTGTTTCTACATTATAATCTTCTATAAGATATTTATCGCCTAACTTTTGTTTGATAGGTCTGTATAGTACATTCATAGCTGTATGTATATTCTCCCAGTCTCCCATATAGGTATCAAGGTCAATATATTCGCCTAATGTAATTTCGTCTAAATCAGGAACAAAACCATATTCAACACCACCTAAATTGAAACTTTTAACCAAGTCTGGTTTCTGTTCAAACATATTAGATATTAAATTTGATATACGATCTGCGTCTGATAGTTTAATGTTAAGAGCATCTTGTGTTTTAATTCTACAAAATATCTCAATCATTTTTGATTGTATAAAATTATTGTCTTTGCTACTGTCTTGTACTTTTAAGAACTGTTGATATTGCTTTAGTGTAATCTCATTAAGTTCAGTTGGGACGTTAATATTAGCTTTCATACTTATATAACGTAATTAAAGTGCGATTTTAGTATAAAAAAAAAGGTGCTATTTCTAACACCCTTTTAACAAACAAAACAAACTTAATTTTAATCTAAATATTCACACATTTTACTGCAATACCCTTTATCATATATTGGTCTTTCACACTCAATACATTTGTATTGTGGCATATCTTCAGGTGTTTCTGTATAATAATTCATATGTCGTATTCTTTTAAATCTTCTTTAATTAAATCTAATTGATACAAGGCATCATTCTTTTGTTCCCTGTAATCGCTATTAGCCATCTTACAAGCTGCTAAATCGTTTTGTAATCCTGCAACGTAAATTGAATTATCAATGAATGATTGTTGGAATTTTAATAGTTCTACGTTCTTTGGTTTAGATTTTACCCACTTGTTTATAAGTTCACCAAGTAATATAGCGTTGTTAGTATATTCTAAATCCTGAAGGTTCTGCATTTTGTTTCTCATACTGCCATTTCTAACAAATGTAAGAAAAAAAACATAGCTACATAAAATACAGCCCAGCCTAAAGCTGCGTATCCTGCTATCTTTAAAAATGATTCTTTATTTTCTTTTGGAGATATTTTCTTTGCAATGTAATATCTACGCTGTCCGTCTACTTCGTAATAATGTTTCATACTAATTTTAGTGTTAAAGAAATTATACCTGCTGTCCAACCTACTATTAAACATATTTTAATAATCATCATTGATTTATGTTCTTGTTTTGGACTTCTACCTTGATTACTTCTATACTGTCTCATATTAAAAGTTGTTTTGGATTCTTTGATAATCTAATTGTCTAACAGATCTTAAAACTGTCTTTAATGATTCCTTTTGATAATCAGGAAGTTTAGCATATTTTAATAAGTTTAATAAATTGCCTTCTGCAATACCAAATAGTTGAGCATCTGTTTTTTGAAGTAAGTTTGTTTGTTCTTTCATTTGTAAGTTTTAAAAAGGGAGCTATTAAACTCCCATTGTTATTATTGATTATTTAAATGATAGCTTGTTAATCCGTTTGGATATTCACCTTCAAATAGTAATTGTTTTTTTAATAGCGAACCTAAAACGCCTTTTAATTGGTTTTTGCTTCCATTAAAACTATCCATTATATTATCAAAACATTCTGTTGGTGTTTCTTCGTAATCATCCCCCCAAGATATAATCTCCAATACTTTTTCTTCTAAATTTGTCATTTGTTCTGTTTGTTTATATAACTGCTTAATTGCAATTACATATCTAATATAGAACTATTTATTTAATTAACAAAATATTTAATAACTTATTTATTCAAACTCTAATATATCACACTTACTACAGTAGTAGTAGTCCTTATTATCTTTACCTGAATATATAGTCATTGCCTGTTTACATTTTTTACATTCCATTATTGTATGTAGTATTTACCCCTATTAGGATTTTGTAGCTGATAGCTTACTGCATATCTAATTGCATCTATTAAATGGTTATGTTTATCTATAGGTGTATTAGATTTCTTCTCAAGCCAACTGTAGTTGTTTAGTTCTTTGATTAAATTAATACTTTGTTCGTCTACTATTAAATCATAATCTTGTAATAAGGAAATCCCATAGGTTATAGAACCTGCACCTTTTATTGATTCCTTTATATTACATCCTTTTTGTTTTAGCTCATATATTAAACGTTTTTCAGCACTATCTCCAATTATTAAGCTATCTCCTGCAAACTTAAGATTTAACCTAGCTATTTCACTTGTTGTTAACCCTTTTAGATAGAAGCATTCCTTTAAATAAATAATCTTGTTAGTTGTGTCTATGTTTGTTTCAGACAAAGTATTTTCATCTGAAGCAAATCCATAATCTTGACCGAATACTGACACACCTACTTTTTTAAATTTACCTATTGACCAGTTAGTAAATATTACACCTTCTGCTTTATCAAGCCACCCACCCATTATTTGAGTTTTATATTTTTGTGGTCTGCGTTTCTTTATGTTGTCTATTTGGTTTAAATAGCTTTCTGAAAGGTTTTCAATGTTGTCTAAATAAGTTGTGTGTATATAGGTAACATTATCTTTAATTGTGTTTATGCTTTCTTGTATTCCTTTATCTTCAAAGAATCTTTTATAAATCCAATGTTCTTTAGTTGCAGGATTTAATATTAGTATTACCCTATTGTGTTTACCTAATTGTCTTACTGATAAATCTATCTTGTCAAATGTATCTTCACTTGTAAGTTCTTCAGCTTCATCTAATACAAAGGTTGTAACACCTTGTAATGACTTTAGGTTAGCTGTTTGGTCTCCACTTGATGTTTTTATCCCTTTGAATATTATCTTGCTTCCTGAACGCTTATTTCTTATTTCGTCTTTTGTTATATTAAAATCATCAAACTTTTTAAGCAGTTCTATTTTTTCAATGAATTCAGGAATAATAGAAATATAAGTAGAAGATAAAGTGTAACGAGTAAATAGAATAGTATGCCCAGCTTCATAAGTAAGAAGAACTAATAAAAGGTTTATAGAAAATGATTTACCAGATCCTCGACCACCTGTAACAATAAAGTATCTCCCATCTGATTCTGCAATAGGTGAATACTTTTTATTTATTTCAATCACTTAAACTTAATTAAGTCTTTGAAGTTTATATTAAAGCCTTCGCTTGAAGTTATGTCTACTGATTCTTTAGGCTTACCATATCTATATCCAAAGTATAAATTCATAGCTCTTGAATCACCTTTTAGTATTTGTTTACCTAAAGTTTCAATCACTTGGTCATTGTCTATAAGTAAGTCAAGTTTTTCAATTAGCTTTAGTTCGTCTGCTTTTTTAGGTCTACCTGCTCCTTCTCTAATGCCACCATTTTTTTTTCTATTATCCATAATTGAAATATTATTGTTTATTCAATCTTTTTTATATAACGTATTTTTTAACTTAATTTATTCAGTACCAGAAATAATGTCTTTTTTAGGTCTGTCTTGTAAGATGCTAAATCCTAATAGTAAATAGTTTATAGCGTCTGCATATCTACTTTCTATTGGTTCTGCTTGTGGCATAGTAGGATCTCCTGCGTGTGTTAATATTGCTTGTATATGTTTGTTAAAGAATACTGCCCAAACTTCCATAGGTTCTATTCCTATAAACTTTGCAGAACATTTAAAGTTGTTTAGAATGTCTATATTCTTTTGTGTGTATTCAGGTTGTTTTGCATCCATTATTTCTTGACATTTATCTAATAGATATTTCTTTGTTTCTTTAAATTCTTGTTGTGTCATAATTTTGTATAGCTTTTTTTATGTATTCGTATATCTCTAATTGATTAATAGCATTGTTAAATTGTAATTCTACTATTTCAAATTCAATGTCATTATCTTTTTCAATGTCATCTTCTAATTCTTTTATCAATCTTTTTTGTTCCCAGATCTTTGATTGTATTTTTAGAAGTGCTTGATCTTTTGTTTTATTCTCCTGCATAAGCTGTAGAACTATCTTTGTATTGCCATTCCCACCCTCTTATAAGTAATTCAATTCTTGTTAATGCTTCTCCTTCTAAATGTTTAGGTATTTTATTTACTAACTTATATAATGGTGTTTCGTTTTTTAATCTATGTATTTCTTCTTCAAGTTCTTTACATTTTACTTCTAAATAGTTTTCTCTATTTATTCCCTTTAGATTCATACTTGTTTTAAGTACAATCATTTCTTCTATTTCTTGAATCTTTTTATTTGTTGATTTGTATATATCATAGTTTTTTAATGAATGCATTACAGTAGCGTGATTTATAGGTGTTCCTGAATCTTCAAAGTATCTTGATATTTCAGTCCAACCCATATTTACTTTTTCTCTTAATATGTAGAAGAACAAACCTCGCATTTCTACTACTTCTCTTTTTCTTGTTTTTTCAAATATGTTTATACCTGAAAGCTGTATTACTTTTTGAGCAATTTCATTTTGTACTGACCAATCATTGTAAACAATTAAATCATTAGCCCATTCATTTTCTTTATTCATTATTTATTTTATTTAATTCTTGTTGATATGCTTCTGATGCTTCTAATGGTGTTTCATATGTTCCTAAATAAATCCTTTTGTTGTTAACGTCAATTTTAGCGTTCCACTTTTTACCATTTTTTCTTACACCTGTATATCCTACTTTGTTAGTAATATCTTTAGATATATTTTCCCTATGACTTATTACTTGTAAATTATATAACTTGTCATTAGTTGGATTATTATCAATATGATCAACTACTTTTAAATAGCGTTTAGGTTTAAAATTTAAAAAAGCAATAGCCATCCAGACTGCTATTGAGGTTTTTTTTGGAACTTTATTTTTATAAAGACATACACTTTTTCTTTTAGCATTAGATTGTAAATATTTTATTTGATTTGATTTACGGTATTTTAAACTTTTTACATTACCTAAATTACTTACTTGATATAACCCTTCATATTCTGGTATATCCTTCCAAACTTCAATTCCTAATCTGCTTAATAATTTATATATCATTCTGTCCTTAATTTTAAAAGGTTATAACATTCTGAATATTTTTGTCTTGCTTTACCTTTGTATTGTTCTTTAAATAGTTCGTATAATTTTTTAGTGTATTGATATTTTGTCTTGCAATTTGCATAATATTTTTCTGCAAACTTTTTACCTTTGCCTTTAAAGTAATTTACATTGTCTGCAGTATCTCCTACTATACATTGTTCATAGAAGTTATATAATGCTTCTTGTTCGCTTATGTCTAATACTACTTGGTGCTTGTAGTGATAGTTATACATTAAGCAGGGAAATTGTTTGTAGTCCTTGTCTATACTTACAATCATTACATTATCCCTTCCAAATTCATTTGATAGTGTTTGCCAGTATTTAGCTACAAGGTCATCTGTTTCTAATCCATACACAAATTTACTGTTAAAAGTGTCTTTAACGTATTGATGCATATCGTGAAGTAATGGGGGTAATTCTTGCTTCTTTCTGTTTGCTTTATATACTGGTGTAAGTATTTTTCTAAAGTTTCCTTTGCTTCCATTAAATGTAATTACTTTTTCTATTTCGTAATCTTCTTCTAAATCGTTTACAATCTTCATATATTGTTCGTCAAATTTAGCAATAGAATCTTCTAATTCTCTATAGTAAGGATCATCGTTTTCTTTGTCTCTTGTTCTGTAACAACTTGCGAAGATTAAACTGTCTGCGTCTATGAGTAAAATCATTTAATAAAAATAAACAATTAAACGATATAAACAAATTGTTTAATAAACTAATTTAAATTAATTCTTGTAGCTTGGTTTTCTTTAAGTAAGTAAACAGGTTTAAGTAATCTTTTTTTAGTCCATAGTGTAGTATCAGGACAGTACATATTTTTTGGTTCTGGAAGTTCTAAAGCATTTAACCAATATAGATAATTTCCTTTAGGGTCGTTTACAAAATAAAGTTTAACTACATCTGTATCTATTTTCATTAAAGCATCATATTTAAATTTTTCTAACATTTTTTCTTCATAATATTTATTTCTAAATTTCATTTCAATAACACAAGGATTTCCTTTCTTTGTAAAACCACAAGCGTCATAATGTTTAAAACCATCTCCAGTCCATTCTAAATTCCATCCATCAAAGTTTAAGAATTTAACAACAGCTTGTTCAAGTTTTTTAATAGTTTCAATTCCCATTATCCCATATTACATTAAGTTCTTTAATCCATTTATTAATTAGCTTTGGGCTACAGGTGCAGGGATTTCGTAAATTATGTTTATAGTAGGAACGGTGGAAGTTACAAACCATTTCAAATTCTTCACGACTAATTGTTGATTTTTTTGAAAGCCTAAATTCTTCCCATCTTTTGAAATCATACTTATTAAATTTTACCATCTATTTATTTTTATTTCATTGAACTTTTTTCTGCGTTTATCACAATTACATTTAGTTCCACGTATTTTATGATATTTATCTACAAGCCATTTAATACCTGTATATTTAGTTATGTAAAATATTAAGTCTCCTAATTTCATATTAATTCGTTTATATTATTTAATTGATTGTTTTTAATAAAATAACCATTTGTCTTTAATTCAAACCTTGTTCCATTATTTCTTTTTCTTACAGTTCCTTTTTTTAAAAATTCTGATCTTTGTAATAATTGATCTTTTGTAACCCAGCCACATATTTGTAAAACATTATTTTTTTTATTAAGTGAATTAAATATATATAATTCGCAATCAAATTTATCTTGGTAGGCTATTAGGTGGTGTACATATTCATCTTTCATAAATACATTTCTACCCATCGTTTTAACGTCAACTTTTTTATTATTATACAAAAAATCAAATCCTCCATCAAACCCATTAATAAATTTATGTCTTACGTTAAAAACTTCTTTAGTCAATACTTCTCCTACTAATCCTACTAATTGGTTTTCTTTATTTCCATTAGCAGAATGTCTGTTTCCCATATTATTATTTTGTAAATAATTCCAACATTTTAATTTAAGTTCTTTTGGTATGTCTATCGTCATAATAATTTTTTTAGTTTCTCTTTTACTTTTTTATAAGTGTTGTAAAGTGAATAATAAGGTATTCCAGACTTTCTTGATAGTTGTGCAATACTTTCGCCTCCTTCTATTATTTCAAATATCTTTTTATCGTACCAATACATATTGTTTAGTTCGTTTTGTATTGTAGCATAGACATCTTCATAGTTAGCACAATCAAAGTCTGCTAAAAAATC